CAGAACCGAGCGATGTACCGCCCGTGCCGGTCGTGGCGTTGCCGCCAGCGGTGAATATCGAGCCGCCACCACCACCGCCAGAAGCGCCCGCTACCTGCCCGGCTGCGCCACGCCCACCTGCTGAGCAGCTTAAATGCGAGCCGAATGTTGATACGGCACCGATAGAGCCGTTTGAACCTGCGGTTCCGTCTGAGGTCGCACCAGCACCACCCGCCCCACCAGCGCCAATGGTTACTGTTTCTGTTGCTGAAAGGTCATCGGCATCAAAGAACGCGCCAGCCCATGCACCAGCGCCGCCACCGCCGCCGCCCGATGCAGCGGTTCCAGCGGTTACACGCGAACCACCTCCGCCGCTTCCACCGCCACCTAAAAGCTCGATATAGACGACTTTTGCGCCCAGCGGTTTAGTCCATGTACCGGAGCCGGTAAATTCTTCGTCCCTTGATGTGCCAATTGCTGCTATAACCATATTACCACCCCGCCTTGTCTGCGTCTACGAGCCATACTGAAACACTGGAACTGGCACCTGCACTCGCTACCGTTGCCCGTACCTGCTGGCCGCGCGCGATGTAAGGGATTGCAAATGTTCCAAGCCCAGTGAACGATGCGGGAGCGCCGGACGTATCGTTTACCGGAATTGCCGTGGCATCATCAGGTGCCAGGACATGCAGCGTGATAACCGCGCCGTCCATCGTCCCAGCGATCTGCAACTCAGCACGACCTGAACCTTGCCACGTAACGAAATCGCCCGCGCCGTCTGCGGTTGCCAAATTCAGCAGCCTGATTGCTTTTAGTGGATTATCATTACCCATATTTATCCCTTTATTTTAACGATTGTTATATCACAGAACCACCAGACCGTGCTGGCGGCGGCTCCCGTAACGGTCAGCACCAGCGCGTCGTTCGTATTGTCAGCGGTAAACGCTGCCGCCCAGCCTGCGGTGTCCTCAATGGGTGTTCCTGTCTGAACCGAGCCAACCAGTGCCGTGGTGCCTGCGTTATTGTCGATACAGCCGAAAAACTCATAAGCCGCGCTCTCGTTATCGGCATCGGTGCGCCGCGCCACCAGATACGCTTTGAATAGATAGGTGCAGTCTGTCGGGATGGTCAGGCGTTTAGATGCGCCATCCGTAAATATCTCTTTTGGGGTTGCATCGGACGTGAATCCCTTGAAGCAGAGGTCGCTTTTCTGAATATCGCCAGCGGTGGTGATTTTGCCGATTGCCGTAGCGTGCTCACCGTGAAGTGATGCAACGGCCTCCTTGCCATATACCCAGCCATAAGTGGCATTGGTTTCGACTGAATTATTGGAACCGCCTATGGCAACGCCATAAGACCCAATAACAGTATTTCCGCCCTGCCCTTGTATGGTGATGCCACCTAATGAAATACTAAGTCGGCTATCTTCAAACGTATTAATCTCGATGTTGTCCGTGCTGGATACCAACACATCGCCGCTGGTGTATATTTCCACCCAATACGCACCACTTCCCCAGATGTCAGCATAGCCTTGAGCATCGAGAATCACAGGATTAGCGTTTGGCGTGCTTAAATCATAGGTTGCGTAGGTATCTTTCGGCGTGCTATCGTCCCCCGCCTCCCAGAAATACACCTTGCCACCAGCCAGCGGGTCGCCGTTGCTGTCAAAGGCGCGAAAGCGCGGATAAGGCATTAATACGTTGTCAGCCATGTTATTTCCTGATTGTTAGTTTTAGGGGTTTTTTCGGCGTGAAGGGGGTGAGCAGGGGTTTTTGAAGCGGTTTATTCAGCCCTTGCAGAATTTGCTTGTTGGTGGATTTCGCGGGGGCTTGTCCACCCACCGAGCGGCGCACATCATTGGCTTTGCCTTTTTGTATCGCCTCGGCTCCCTTGCGGGCGAGCGCTGAAAATCCAGCGGTTGCAGCGGCGGCGGGGAGCGCACCACTCGCCCCTACGATAATCGGATTGAGCCTGCTTCCCATGAGCCGCAATGCCTCGGTGACAATGCCGGTTTGCGATGCCCTTTTAATCAGCGCCTTTTGCTCTGGAGTATAACCGCGCATACGCTTTTCATTGTTGTACAGAGTCCGGAATCCGGTTTTAATGCCGGTTGCCGGTACGTCCATCATTTCGGCGCGTGTAATGATTTTTTCGAGGTCACGAAGCCGAGCCTGCTGTGACCATAGGGAGCGGGCTTCTTTGAGGGAGTCAAAACCAGCCTTGCCGCCGCCGACAGACGAAGCGGGGGCGTTTTCTATCATCTCGCGCAAATCCGTCTGCATATCAATAACGCGGCCAGCCTGCTTTTTGTTACCGCTGGAAAACAGGCCGTCGATCACATCGCCTAAATGCTCATCAAGCTCCTGAACCTCTGCAAGCGTCAACGGGCTATCGCGCAGATTTTCCATTTTCTGAGCTATTTTTGTAACCTCATTGTCACCGGCCACAATCTTTCCCGCCGAGGTTTGCGGGGTATAGGTTTTTATCTTATCAAGATACTGATTTGTAAATTGTGGCGTCAGGTTTCCGCCGTTCGTTTCGGCAGCTTTATAGGCAGCACTGGACGCTGCGGCCTTCTCTGCGGCCATCGGTATGGCGGGCTTTTTCCTTAGCGCGTCCCCAAGGCGATTAGCACCAAGACCGCCAGCGATAGCACCTGCGGCTTGTGCAGGAATCTCCCAATCCGTCCCTTCAGCCATCTTTCGCGCGCCCTCAGATACCACTGCGGCACCTGCTGCTGTACGAGTAGGGAGTTTTGCCGCCATTCCTCCGCTGAGCATTGACGTGACGTTTGCGGCAGATTGTCCGGCGGGGGTTGTAGGTTCATATAATTTAGTTCCTATCGCGGTTTCGAGAATGTCAGTGGACGTGGGTATGGGGTTAGGCGTGTAGTGTGGCAGCTCTTCACCCGTTGCAGCCTCGTAAACCTTCCCGCCTGCCCAGCGGCCAGCGGTAGCGCCCAGATTTAGCAGGTTTGCACCCATGCCGAGTGGTGTAGCGGCCATTAAACCCTCTGGTGCGCCGCGCAGTATCGCGGATTTGCCTATATCAGCCATAGTTTCGTCTGGTGGCTCTATTTCGGGAGGCAGGATATTCTTAACGCCAGTATCGGCTTTCGGCGCTGCGTGCATGGATTTCACGCGCTCTAGCGCCTGTTCTTTGGTCGCGCCCTCCGGGGCGGTCACGCGGTATTTTTTGCCGTCTGGTGAGGTAATCAGGTATTGCGGCATTACTGCACTTCCTCCACACCCCAGCCATCGCCTGCGGGAGCGCCAGGAACAGTATCGGGAGGCGTAACGCCTGCCTTGGCCTTGGCGCGAGTGATACCGTTATTGATTATAGTGCGGTACTCATCAGCGGCCTTCATGAACTCATCCTCACTCTGGGCACGGTTCATTCGTAAGATTGCCTGCGTTGCCTTCTGGCCTTCAACTTCAGTAATCGCGCCGCCACCCTTGAGAGATTTGAACGCCTCAAGGAAAGCGCCGCCTTGTAGCTGATCTATGAGCGTTTTGAAGTTCGCCGCATCCGAGCCGCCAACGGGGTCTATAGCGCCAAACAGGGATGAAAACCCCTTTGCGCCAACCGCGCTTTGGAATCCAGCGTGGGGAGGCTTAATTACTTTATCGCCATCTTTTACGCCTACCATCTGGTCGATAATTTGTAGAGAATTTTCAGCCGTGGCGAGTGCATCCGGCAGGCTCATTGCAGCATTTGCACCGGCCTCACCGGTGACTTTCGCACCAGCAGCCTGCTGTATCGCTTGAGGGGTTTTTTCAGGTGGCAAGGTTTTATCAATTACCGGCGTTGCTTGGCCAGTAAACGGATTAATCTGCACAATATTACCACCCGCATCCATAATTTTGGAGCTTTTGGCAAACTCATCAAAATTCTTTTTCTTTTCTGGGTCGGGGTCGCTCCCAAGCAATTCACTGAACTTATAATTCTGAATAGCCGATGTAGGTAACTGAGCTTTTGCATCATCGAATGCCGTCCGTGTCTGCTGTATCCACTCAGCATCGAACGCCACAGGAATCGTATCTTCACGGCCAAGACCTTCCGCGATAGCCTGCTGGCGAATACCCGCCCAATTCTCAGGAGTCGCCATGCCGAGATATTGCACTGCGCGCTCAATTTTCGCGGTCTTTAATTTTTCATCATTGACCTGCATTTCCTGCTGGCTGGATGCAATCTGCTGCCCGCCGAGCTTTTCAGAAAGTCCTTGCGCGCGTGCCTGCGAATAGATGCCGGAATCAAGCTGAAACATTAGTAATATCCTCCTGCTGGGTTCACATTACCCTTTTTCTGCCAAGGTAGCGTTGTGCTTCCGCCGTATGTGCTCTGGCCTATCGTGTTCGTGAGGCCGCCGAGCATGGAGCTGAAATTCAGCCCGTTATTCAGCGATGCCGCGCCGGTCACATTGGCGCTCTGGCCAAGGATATTGCCTTGCGCGTTCGCATTATTCTGATTCGCATTAACCGCCGTATTGGTGGAATTGGTGCCGGTATTTATCAGTCCACCGAGGCGACTATAAAGCGTGTCGCCATCGGATTTGAATTTGTTAAATCCTATGCTGTAATCATTGTTATAACGGTCATACGCGCGGCCATATTCATCAGTGGCGAGATTCTGGCCGAAATCTGTCGCCTCTTTCAATGCTCTGCCAGAGAAGAAATTACCCCTTGCGGCCTGTGCGTTATTTATCGCCTTATTTCCCTCGGCTAGCCTGAACTCATAGCCGGGGTCTGCGATCATGTCGGTGAGTGCGAACGGCTTGGGGTCTTTGTAGGTTTTTGTAAGCTGCCCATAGGAAGGGTCTGCTTTCTGGCGGGCGATTTCCGCATCAATGGCGGCTTCAATATCCTGCCCCTGCCCTGCATTGGCGGCGGCAATGGCCTGCTGATACATATCCTGCGCGCCAGCCTCTTTAACGCGGCTATCTAGTAATCCGCCCGTGGCGATTTCATTCGCGCCTAAAAACCCGTAAGCCCTACCCCATTGCGTCGCGTAATCCTGATTCCATGCTGCCGGAACACCACTTGTCGCAGGCGCTCCCGTGGCCGCACCTGCTGGCTGTCCTGCGGGTGCGGGTGGAGGCGGGGCTATAATGCCGCTCAGTTTTGTGCCTTCACTTGCCATATACGCCTCGCCAGGTGCAGTCAGTGACTGCGGCGTAGCGCCGGACAGTATCTGTTCACCCGTTATCGCCGCCGGTGCCTGCGCGGGCGCGGTCATGCCGGGTGGCAGTGTTTTAACGATATTGAACGTCTGCGACGGCATTTTATACTCAGGCACTTGCGCCTGTACTGCCTGCGCGATTTTAGGAATATCCCACCTGTCCCAATCAGCACCTTGATCGTTATATCCAAGTGATTTTATCACCTGAGAAATCTTGCGCTGTACATCGGGCGAATTTTCTGTATCGCCATACACCGCCAGTATAGACTTCATCAGGCCGGTGTTCTGTGGCCTGCCGTTCTTATCGTAGTAGTTTATGTCAACCACTGGCTACATCCTATATTTATTGATGATTTCAGATAATTTCTGCCGTGCAGTGCCGCCCGTTTTTTCCTGTATGAAGCGGTCATTCGCGGACAACCCGGCGAACTCACCGATTCCAGCGAAATCTTCAGGCGTGAACTGGTTTATATTCGTATCGCTCCAGCCTTCGCGGAATGCGCCGGGACGTGCGGCCTGCTGTGCGGCGTAATCACGGCCTAGAGCCTCGCGTCCGTCTACTGTGCCAGCCATGCCGACACCGCCAGTGGACGCGGTTTTCAGGTTGCCGAATAGCGTGGGATTATCGCGTATCAGCCGCTCGCGTATCGCATCACGGTCAAACGTATCCAGCCCCATCAACGCACTGAGCTTCGTGTTCGCAGCCTGTCCTGTCTGGCGGTATGGCGCTAAATCAGCCCGCGTGGTATCGTACATTTCTTTCTGTACTTTTGCGGCCTCATCTGCGGCCTGCGTGTGTGCCTTTTCCGCCTTGTCGCTGGATTTCTTGCTTATGAGGCTGCCGCCTATCGAGGTGACCGCACCGATTGCCGTTCCTACCATGTCAATTTCCTATGTATTTGGTGTAAACTTTTTCAGCGAGTTCCCAGCCCAAGCGCTCGAATATGGCGCTCTTGTCGAGCTTCACTTTCGAGGCCGTGTACATTTTTTGCACACCGCGCTGGCGTAAGCTTTCCTCGACGAACTTAAACAGGATTATCCCGTTCATTCCCTCCCGGTAATCGGGATGCAGGAAATACACGTCGGTGTACGAAGTAAGCGTGTCTTTGTAGTGCAGGTGCATCCGCACGATTGACCAATGGTAGCCAACTATTTTTTCACCATCGCGGGCGGTGACAACGTGGAATTGCCCGGTGTCTGCAAGGTCGTTGTATGCGTCCAGCCATACATCAAGCTTTATCTTGTCCTTGTCGTTGGCGACCTCTTCCCAGTGCAGCGGCCACAGCCATTCCATCTGGCGCTTTACGTCGTGCCAATTTTCAACCTGAAATTTTATCATACGATAGAGGTAATTATCCCGTCCTTGACGGTCACGGTCTTTGCATCCGCCGTGGTAAATGTTCCGGTAGCGCCTGCGCTGCCATCGCTGGATATGTAGCCAGCAGCCGTGGTTGCCTGTAGTTTGGTTGTGGTGAATATACTGCTGGTGTAGGTATATGCGGCGAGTTGGGTCACTATCTTTTGGAAGAACAGCGTCCATGCGCCGGAATTAAGCAGCCCGCCAGCGCCGGTTATTTTTTCCTGTATCGGAGTTTTAAGCATTTATGTACGCCCCACAGATAGCCACGCGCACCGGGTCAGCGATACTCACTTTGAACGTCCATGAATCAGATTTACCCAGCTTGCGCCAGATCGCGCGTGCCTTATATTTCCCCACCGCGCCAATGCTTGCTTTATAGGCAGGCGACCATGTTTTTCCGAGGTCATTGCTGATTTCCAGCCAGCAGTAAGCATCTTCTCCAACGTGACGGGTGGCGACATCCTCAATGCTATATAGTTCTTCCCGCAGTCCCTGCCCATACTCGAAATCTATTTGCAGCGATTTAACGCGGATTTCTTCACCCTCATCGTAGATATGCGTAAAAATGCGCTGACGCGGAATGGTGACCACTTCACGGTCTGAATCGCTGTTATCTTCAAGATAATAATCCTGAGTCATTTCATAGAGGCTTACGCGGTCATCCTCTATGACGAGATGTGTATCATGGGCATACATATGGAATTTTGCCCGCCACTGCACCCACTCACCGGAATCGTCGGCGAATGATACGCGCTCATGCCATAACCCTGTGGCGGTATCATATACCCATGCGGAATCCATGCCGCCGTCGGTGAGTACATAGAATAAATGCCCACCGTCCTGATACGCCCAGCCGCGGCAACTGGCTAAATCCGTTGCCTGACTAAGCGCATATTCAACGGCGAAGGTGGAAACGCGCTTAGCAGCATACCCCACCGCTTTATAAATAATGCCCTTGCCGTATTTATCCTGACCCAGCCAGAATATTGTATTATCCAGATCGACCACAGACAGCGGCGCAAGACATCCGGTCTGCATCTTCGCGCCTTCAATGCGGGAAAATGGGAATGTAGCATCGCCGGTATTATACCAGACCTCCGTCGTGCGGCTGCCAAGCAGCCATAACTGTCCGTAAGCACTGTATGGCCTCACAATCGGGTCAGGACTAGATTCTGCGGTTGCAAAATCCAGCGCCGCCCATGAGAGGCCATCGTTCAGGCCGGAAATATAAAACTCGCCTGTCCCCGTCCTGTTGGCTATGAAATAGCCATCCTGAAAGGTCACGGTTGATACAAATGGCAGGTCAGCGTCCGTCACCAGCGCCAGTGTGTTGGTAGCATAGGTGAATATGTAAATAAACACGCCGTCACAGATAGCCATCTGCGTATGGCTTTCCGCTACCGTACAAGGTGTGGAATCTTCAGGTATGACCGTGCTATTAATCAGTGTTTTTGAAAATACACCCGCACCGCTTTTGAATATCTCAAAGAACAATTCACCAGCTAACATAAACGCCCGGCCATTGGCGCTTGCAAACATCATGCGGTTGAATTTGCCAAAATAACTGTATTCACCAACAGCAAGCACCCTATCCATCCCCGGCGTACCATATAGCGCGACAGGCTCCTTACCCTGTTTTGTTTCGTCAATGACGGGGTATAAATTCACCGTGCGCTGCGCGTCAAACGGTATGGAACGTTCCTGATATGAGCCGCCGAAAAAGCCGGGTAATTTCATTACCAGTACCCCGAATAAATATCTCCTGTGCGGATAGGGTCAGGCGAGTATTTCATAGGCCGTGCGCGCGCTGCATTAAGGCGTATCATGGCCAGCGATTCCGTTGCGCCTTTTAGCAGCATATTGCTGGGTTCCTCATCGTACTCAGGGGCAAGCCTGAGCGCCAGATTGAATGCAAGGGCGTCATCCGTGCCGGGAGGCATGTCAACCGTTGCGGCGAGCGATGCGAACGCGGTGATTACCTTTTCGCTCTGTAGCTTCAGTGTGGCCGCCGTGCCAAGTTCGGGGTAAAACCTGATTTTCCCTATGGGATAGCCGTTGTCGAATGTGATATAGTCAGGAATATTCGACGCGATGGACTTAAACGATATATCCTGCTGATACTGCTGATCGGTCAGCACGGTAAGCGGGTAATCCACGCTCCCGATATTAATGGCCGCCGCGCTGATTTTCAGCGGCAGCACTGTATTAATCGTCTGCCCTGAACCTATCGTATAAACGGAGGCCGCCGAAAGGCTGAAGCTCTCCCACGTAAGCCCGTGTATGCTGAGCGTGGTGTTACTCCACGATGCCATCATACCATTGAGCGCGACAAGGCCGTCAGCAGCCTCATCAGCACCCAATGATTCTGATTTGCGGACAACACCAAGCAGGCGACAGGCGCGGGTGATGATGTCTAGTGCAGTGGTCATGTTTAGTTACCAATACGGGTAAACGTCATGAATGAGGTAACGTAAATTGTAGTGTTATCAGCATGTGAGGCATTCTGTGCGGCCTGAAGCTGCAAGGTGCCTTTCTTGCCGGGAGCAACCACCAGCGTTCCCTCGATCACCGCGTTGATGATTGCCGTGGTAGAGGCAACCAGCGAAGCGGCATCGGTGGCGGTGGTTACACGCGAAACAGCCACAGCGGATGCAGTGAACAGCCGCGCAACGGCAGCAATGGATGTCAGCATGGAGGCAGAGAAGTCGCCACCGAACTTAAAGCCCGCTTTCAAGCCGCTATTGGCGGTAGAAAGCATGTCGAGATGCACATAAAATCGGTATGTGCCAGCGGTTAGTTCCTCCGTAATCATCCCGGCGACATTCGTTAGAGTGGTGCCGGTGCCGCCAGAATCAACATCAAACTCAGTAGTAACCTTGGACACGTCCTGAAGGTTGTTGTTGATGGTATCGCGCACGGTCTTATCAAGTGCGCCCTCGCTTAAAACGCTATTCTTTGTCATATTGCGTCACTTTCTGGCGCGGCGTGTTTCTTCGCTGCCTGTAACTGTGGTTTCGGAGCTGGCGTGTGCTTCTGCTCAGGCACCCACCCGGCAAGCTCCAGCTCGGCAATCTGGCCGGTACTGGTAGAGCGCACCTTCTTAACGGAATCGCCCTTGGTAAATGTTATTTTCGACATAAAATTCCTTTCGGTTTTCCTTAAAAACGGTGGTGGCCGAAACCACCACCGCCCTAACAGGAGGTTAGCTCAGTAAATTTATTAGCCCGTGTAACGAACCGCCCACTCAGGACGAACCGCCGCCAGACCTGCGAGCAAGTCAAAGCGCAGGATGCTTTCACGCGTGCGAATATCGAAGCCGCGCACGATTGACACGGTGATACCGTTAAGCGTTTCCTGTGCAGACATTTCCTCATTTTTAGGAAGGTAAAGAGGAACGGTAGCCAGGCGGAAAGCGTCTTTGTGGAAGCCGAGGTTCTGGGCATACGCCGTGGAAGCCAGCCCGAAGAACACCAGAGCGCCGGTTTCATCGACAGGAGCGGCTGATACGTTCTGGCGTGGGTCAGTGGTGGTGTAGTAAATCGCAGGCGAGATTGCCAGCGTCACCGAGTTACCGGACGTTTCCGTTACGTCTGCGGTCACCACGAACTGCTTGAGGTTAGTAAGCGTCTGCTTGGTCAGCGGGTGAACGTCATACACGCCTGAGATGGTGAACACCGTCCCGCGCGTGATGGTAGCGCCAGATGTTACACCATCAACGCCCAGCGTGGTCATGCCGTTTGCAATGGTAACAACCGATGCTTCTACCGCAATGCCGGTTACGTCCGCGCCGTTGGTGAAGGTAGGCAGCAAATTGCCTTCCAGATAGTTAAACCCTTCGCCAGTACCGATGTAACCCATCTCGTACTGTTTAGCGATGAGGTCGCTTTTCTGAAATAGCCCCTTGCGTGCATCCACCGTTTCCGTGTTGGTTGCCGGGTTGATAGCAAAGAAATTCTTGCTATCGGTTGGCGCGAGGTTTTCAACTAGTTTCTGCCGTGCCTGCAAGAAGCCGCGAATCGCTCCCGGCTGCGTGCCTGCCGTACCCACCAGATTGCTGGTAAGCGCGCACGCCTTTTCAAGCGCCCACTTGTCAATATCAGCCGCAAGCGCATTCATTGCAGGCTCTACATATTCGTCATTCCAATACTTGATTGGTTTGTCGTATGCAGATTCCAGCGAGGACATCTTGATGCCGATAGTGCCGGTTTTATCCAGCACCAGAGGCACTTTCTCGTCCTTGATGTCCTGAATGGTTGACGTGATGTCAAGCGACGTACCCACCTTGAAACGGGGAGGCACTTTGACAAAAATCGTATCACCGGGGGATGACTGCTTGTATTTGTCATTCCACGTTGAACTATCCTCTTTGGAAATCGATTTACAGAAAAGCGATTTTTCCTCAAGGTGCGCCGCTGCCAGCTTGGCAGTAATACCCGGCGCATTCTTTGCCGTTAGAATTGTGTTAGCCATGTCGTTTTATCCTTATGAATTGGGTTATGCCCGCGCCTCCGCCAAAACCTCTTTGGCAGTCATGCGTTCGACTGATTTACCCGGTGCCGGTGAGCCGCGTGTTTGCGTCATCGGAGCCGGTGCCTTTGTTACGTTGGTGGTTGAACCTTTCACGAGATTGAGCGCCTTGCTTTCGTGTTGCGTGATGAGCGCGTATGCACGATGGAATGGTAGGCCGTTCAGTTCGTTTAAAAGCCCATCCTTGAGAATGGAATACAGTGCGCTGCCAGCGTGGTCTGACTCCAAAAGAGCCGACCTGGCGGCGGGAGAAAGCGGAATTACTTTCTTGCCATCTGGTGTTGCCTGTGTCTGATGTTTTAGCATCGTTTCTTCCCAATCAGGGAACGCCTCGCGCGCCGCATCTCCGCTTTCATCAGCGATTTCTTTGCGTGTGCTTTCGTAGGCTTCCTGACTGGTTTTAGCGTTTTCTTTCGCTTCAACTACCTTATGGTCATTGAGCGTGCCTTTAGATTTCCACTCGGCGACGGCCTCAACATAGGCTTCGTCGTCGGTGAACTTTGCTCGGTCAGGCTTATCACCTGTTTTAGCGGTTTCAGCCGCTTCTGCTTTCTGCTTCCAAAACTCAGCATCGCGCAATGCCTGATGTTTCTGGGCAGTCAGCTTGCCAATCTTGCGCTCGCGGCGCAGCACGGCATTTTCCGCCTCTTTCGGCCATTCTTTTTTGGCTGCATCCTCACCGGATGCGCCTTCAATGGCTTCAGGGGTTTCTTCTGTGGTGGTAGTTGCATCAGCCTCAACTGGCTGTGCAGGAGCGGCATCAGGCGCAGGGTCGCCGGATGCCATAATTGCGTCTATATTGGTAGACATATAACCTCGTGTAGTTGAATTATTTAACCGTGACGCTACGAATTAGCTGCCACGTTAAATTTATTGCATAGGCTGATTCTGCCCTGCTGTACTTATTGCCGATATTTCTGCATCACGCTGTGAGCTAATCACATCGTGTGCAAGATAGGCTTCATCAAGATCGGTTTTTCTCTCGTCGTTTGCTACGCGGCGTTCTTCCAGTATCGCATCGTGCGCGTCTTTTATGGAATTATCCGGTGCCGGTGCGTCTGGCTGCATGGCCATGTATTTTTCAAGCTCAAGGCGCTCGCGGTCAAGTTCCAGCTTGCCAATCTTAACCTGATCGTCCACCTGCTTGCTCTTTAGTGCCGCTTGCATTTCAGCCATCTGCGCCTGCATCTGCTGGATGACTTGCTGCATCTGCTGTTTTTCTGGGTCTGGCGCGGCAGGCTGTTCCATGCGCTTTTTCTGTTCATCATCGCTGAGAAGCGCCGGGTTGACTGATTTATGCAGCCGTGCTGCCATTGCTTCAGCACCGGGAACATCAAGGTTCTTCGCCCACAGATCGCCGATGATTGCCAGCATTTCAGGATTGCCCTTGATAACCTCGCCGAACAGCGTTGCCGCTTCCTGCCGTTTCGTGGTGAACGATGCGCCGGTACTGACTCGCACGTCATATTTGCCCTTGCGTAGGTCAAAGTGGCGCTTCTGTTCTGGCTGAAGCATCCCATTGACGCCTACCATTTTCGGCTCGTCTTCTTCGCCGATGATGCGGATTATCTGCGAAGTGTCGTAAATCTCAGGAATAGCGCATACCAGAATGCGCCCTACTTGCATGATTGACCTATTGCGGTTGTCTGCAAAATGGAACGTGGCAACATCGCCTTCCTGCTTGCGTGCCTGAATCGCCACACCGGATGTTTCATTGCTGCGCTTGCCAAGCGAGGCATCATACAAGCCCATCGTGGATTTAATATCTTCCTTTGCCCCCTGCATCGCGTTGATGATGCCGGTAGGGATAGGAGGCGGCGCTAAACGCTGCGGAACGGGTAGCGCTTCGCCCGTGGTCACATCACGCGCATGATACCTGAGCACCATGTTCTTGCCGCCGGGGTTTGTCCATTCGTCCGCGAAATCCTCAGTCTGCCCGAAAGCCGCCATTACCGGGGCAATCGGAGCCATTGCGAGAATTTCAGACTCTTTCGACGCCCAGTGGTTATATTTGCGCTGCGCGTCCTTAGACTGGCGAATCAAGCTCAGTAAGCGGCGTTTGCCGTCAACCCATACTTCCTCGCCGTACACAGGCACCAGCGGGATGTATTGGCCGGGAAATGTAGCTTCATCAAGCAAATCCTCACCAGAGAATTTATAGCGCTTGATGGTTGTTTTCTTCAGCTTGCGCTTGCGGCCTTCCTTGCCCTCTACGGGGTCAATCATTGAGCCATCTTCCGCCATCATCTTTTCGATGGTGGTGTATTCTTTTTTGTAGAACTCGCAGATGGTGATAGCCTCGCCCTTTGAAGGCTCTTTTATCTCCGAATCAAACGATATAAAGCGCTTGCCCGGCCAGTTGCGCTCAAACTCATCCTTGCGAATCAGCGTTAGTTTATAGCCCCACTCTGCATCTGAGCCGTCGCACTCCACGCTTGCCGGGTCGATGTAGACCGACAGCGGGTTTTGTACGCGCTTTAAGTATAATTTCTGCTTGAAAGAATCGTCCGATTCATAATCGTGCTCAACCTCAATAAAGCCAATGGAGCATTTCACCGCATATTCGCCAGCGGTGTCATAGATTTCGTCGCCGCCAGATTCATACTCAATGTTGCGAATCAGCCCCTTGAATATTTTGGCCGTTTCGATGTCAGAGCCGCCGCTGATAGGCAGCACGTTGATGCTCGGCGTGTTCTGCCGCATGTCGTTCGTGACCTGATGGATGAACTGCGGTAGCTGGTTTATTACGAGGCACGGGCGGCCATCGCGGTTTGTCTTGTCCGTGCTGCTCCAGTGGTCTTCACCCACGGAAAAGCGCAAATCATCCTCGGCCTCGCGGTAAATATCGCCCCAATAGTTTTTGGCGATCTCGGCGAGTTCGAGAGCGTGTTTTGCGTCCATGATTTTCCTATGTGATTTACGAACTCATCCACGAACCACCCGAAGCCTGCCGCTTGTACGGGTCTGGTTTTTTCGCAATGAGCGACGGTTTCTTAAAATGCTGTGCCATGCACATGAATGCGTCCGCGCCGTGGCTCCAAATATCGTGCATCGGCTCCTTGCTGATGCGCCCGGTTTCTTCATTCGTGGCATAGCGTGAATGACGCAGGCATTGCAGGCCATCCGATGTGTTTTCTTTATCGAATAGGCACTGATCGAATATCGTGCGCGCTGCGTCAATCGCCAGTGATTTCTTAGCGATGCGCGGGACTACGTAAACCAGTTTTCCGAGCGCCGGATTGTCAGTAATAGCCTTGCGTAACTGCGCCTTGATAGTGCTCTGCGCGGCAAGCTGTTCGTGGTCTGCATCGTGTGGCAAGTAATGATCGCCGTACATGTAGCCGCGTTTTGCCAGCACCTCAACGTAGTGCGACATTTTCTGCCGGTTGCACTGATAGTAATCTATCATGCGGTATTCCATGCCGACGATTTGTGCGAACCAGATTGCTGTATTATCGGATTCACCTAAATCCCAGAACGTAAATACCGGAATTCCAGGTTGAACAGCAACGCGGGTAATGCGGTGTTCTTCGTTAGCTTTCTGTAATTCGTTGGCGAATATCGCACCTTCAACGGCCTGTTTACACTGGCCTTCCCAGATGTGCAGGTAATTCTTGTAATCCCTGCGTTTGCAATCTTCCATTTCCTGCCTGAGAACATCAGGAAACCAAGGGTTGTCTTGCCAGCCGATTTTTAGCACCTGTGAATCTGGCGGTGGGTCGGTAACAAAATGCTGGTAGGTGTAATCTTCTTCAAGGTCAGGATTGAATGACATCCATATTTCTGAGCCAGCAACGCGAATGGTAGGCGTGAGCTTTTCCCATGAGGCTTTGCTCACCGTGACCGCTTCTTCTACCCACACGCGGTCAGCGCCTTCAAATGATTTTAGGTTGTTCATGTTGTGGCGAAGGCCAGCGAACACAAATTCACTACCGTTTCTTCCAGTGATTTTCGTTTTTTGTATATCGTAAAAATCACTAAGCTGCATCGCTTCGATCTGGTTGCAGAGCAGGCGATACACCGATTCTTCAACCGATTTCTGTATTTCGCGTGTGCAGAGCGTGAGTAATTTACGCTCGTAGGAGTCAAGCAGCAATTGCCGCGCAATTCCCCATGATTTCATGCCGCCGCGTCCGCCGTAAAGGACTTTATAGCGCGAGGGTTGCCGTAATATTGCTAGTTTCTCAGGAAATTCGTGGACAATCTCAACCGGCTGGGGCTGTGACATACTTCACCACATGCGAAACAGCGATAGGCGCACCGTTTTTGCCGCTTATTTCTGTACTTGCCAAGCGCGGGTGCATGTAGGGCGCTGCGTCTTTGGCGATGCCTGCCGCTGCCGTGAGGTTGCCTTGATAATACAGGGCGCGCATTGCCTCGATCATCACCTCAAGCGGCGTTATGCCGGATTTCACTGCTGCGTCAGCAATCATTCGTGTTTTTGTGTTCGCTACGCCCTTTTTTCTGCCGCCTCGGCGTTCGCCAGGTGCTGAACCTTTACCTGCCATTGAAATTTATTGCTAGATTGCAATCCTTCTAAATAGGCCGGTCATGCTGCGGAAATCGCTGCACATTAAGTGGCCATATCGTGAAATAAAAAAACCGCCCCAAAATGGAGCGGCCTGAAAATCGGCGCACCAATGGCGCTGACAGAATCATTATTTCATTTTTCATTTTGATTGTCAAATTCATTTTGCGCGCGTTCCAGTTCTTCGAATGCAACTTGCAAATTTGCTTTGATGCGTGCTGCCCATAAGTAATCGTTTTCGCTGAATCTCTGGAATAAAATGCGTTCGATGATTGCGAACTGCCAGCGCTGTAGTGTTTTGGCGATATGCCTGCATTCATCCATTGCGCGGGATGACATACCGCTGCCCTCTCCCTGCTGGCTTGTACGGACGCCCAGGAACGCGACGGAGCGGTCACGGGTGTAGTGGTAGCGGTTAGCTGCGAAGTGGTGGTTCTGGAGTAAAATCTGGCGGTTTAAAAGCCTATCTATAGGCCGATGTGGGGTAGACGAGCTATATTTTCCGTTTCGGTGGATGATGTCGCCGTGCTGTAGCCGGAATTGTGAGATGCGAGAATCAGCCGGATTTAGCCATTGCGCCGTGTCTGTGCCGTCCATATTTCCCCCTGTGTTACTGATATTTATACGATTTTTATTTTTCTGGTGCAAGTGTTTATTTGTTATGTTATGTGGGTTATGGTTTAATTTGTTATTAATTTACAGGAGATTGTTTATGAGAAAGAAACCATATCGCGGCCATTATCCATTGCATACTATGCGTGTTGGAGATAGATTTGTTGTTAAAAAAGATGAGCTTAACAAGATACGTTGCGCCATAAGCGAATATTGTGTTCGCAACAGTGGAGGCTTTACCGTCAGAAAAGACAAGATAAATTACAAGCACTACTGCAAACGAATAAAATAGCGCTTGACCTTCCCATTCAACCGGATTATACACTAAGTTATTGAAAAGTAGAGCGTATTTCCCACTTTCCCGGACTGCCAAAGTATTAATGGGAAGGTTTTTGGGAGCTACTTTAGTAAGGGAAGTCACTAGGTTAATATGGTTAATTTCTGTGACTTCCCACCTTCCCAGACGACTCCCTAAAGGGGCTATGTGCGTACACCCGCACACGTCGCGTATACGCGCGCGCGTAGAACGGCCTATTCCTATATACCCTCTATAGAGTTATATGTGAAAGTGGGAAATAGGCTGTTTATCGGCATTAAGTTTTTGATAAATATATAATTTTTTTTCCCAAAAATTTTCCCAAGTGCTTTTTTGACTCCTGGGAAGCTGGGAAATCATACATTTTTTCAGTGTGGAATGTTAATATATGCGCCTGTCCCGAAACGATACGATAATAATTCTTGACTGTTATCGAATCAGCGTATAAGGTACGTGTATTGAAACCCACACAGGAGAAATTGAGAATGATTATTCAGACGACAGCAGGCCAGTTTTTTACCGTAACCGAAATTGGATTACCGCAGGCATGGGAAGGAATAGAACTGAAAGCCAATGGACTCCCTAAGACTGGCAAGCCGGTGATGGTAAGGAAGGCGGGCTGCATTCATGCCCCGTCTGCCATATACGATGCCGCAGCCATCGCGGAGGGCAAATAATGGATAACATGCTAATCCCTCCCTCAGCGAGGACGGTGTACCAGAAACGCGATGTCAAGCAGACGGTCATACGGTATCTGACGCCAGAACGTGCCGTGGTGATGGTGCTGCCGTATTTCGCGGACTGGAAACGAAGTGCTGAACTGGCGAAACGGCGTGGTGCAACTGAAGTGCTGCGCGTGGTGCATCAGATGAACGGCGTGTATGTCAGGGATTTAAAACCATGATCGTCGGCGCGCTGTATAGAAATCTGGTTTTTAGGCGTGTCGGCAGGCGCTGGCAGGTGAGGCTGCGCGGCAATAACGCGAACCCTTGGGAATGCGCCGAGCCGTATTTATTAAAACTGATAGCTGTGAGGGTAGGTTTATGAGCCGATGGGTTTGGGATAAGAATGAGCGTGCGTATGTAAAGCGCCGGGACGATACATGGGGTCACGTCATCATGGCCGCGGTGGTGATAGGTGGCCTGTATTGGGCGATGCAGCCTGAAGACCGCGTGATTAATTTAATGGAGGTTCCTGCGCCACCACCGCCTGATTTTATTCGCTTGAATTAATCCGCTAATAGGCTAATGATATAAAAAAAGCAGGGGGCGTGTGTCAGATTTTGTAAGTGCGTTCGTGCAGGCGCTGGAAAAGAACGGTATTGCGCCGGGCGTGCCGATTGTCGCCGATGGCCGGTTGCGCCGCTATGCCATACCAGGCGATAAGAAGGGCAAGAAAAACGGCTGGTATCGCCTCACGATTGAGGGAAATATAGCTTACGGCGTGTTCGGCGCATGGCAGGGCGCGGGGCTGGCAATCAATGAGAAATGGTTTAGTAAATCCCGAAATGAGTACACAGCCGCTGACCGTGAGCGGCTGAAACAGGTACGCGAACAGGCCGAGCGCGAGGAACGTGAGGCGCAGGAAAAAGCAGGCTTAAAAGCCCGCGCATTGTGGAAACGGTCAGCGCCAGTCATAGAACACCCATACGCCACACGGAAAAAAATAAAACTGATCGGCCTGCGCGAGGCATACGGCAAGCTAGTTATCCCGGCGTATCATGACGGAAAAATCGTGTCGGTGCAGTTCATCGCCGATGATGGGCAGAAACGGTTTTTAACCGGCGGCAGGAAAATCGGCTGTTATGCGTCCATAGCGACGAAAGAAGATTCTCGTGAAGAAATCTACATCTGCGAGGGTTATGCCACGGGAGCGTCAATCTATGAGGCTATACGCTGCCCCGTGGTGGTGGCGTTCGATGCCGGAAACCTGAAACCGGTGGCCGAGGCGATACGGGCGAAATATCCCGATAGTAAGATTATAATCGCTGGGGATAATGACCAGTGGACGGCTGCTAATCCCGGCGTGAAGTATGCGACAGCAGCCGCCGACCTGATTGGCGCAACAGTGGTCTGGCCGAGGTTTCCGGCGAACGCGCAGGGGAAACCCACAGATTATAACGATTTGCACCAGCGGGCAGGGCTGGAAACAGTACGGGCGCACCTGAAGCCGCTACAAGTTGCGCGGACGGTAGAGGAAAACTGGAAGAATTTTTTGATACCAGGCGGCAAGGATGAGCGCGAGGGGTTCCCGTATGCCTATGCGCCGAAAAGCAAGCTGAACACGTTTTTCATGATAAAATATCACGAAGCGTTCGCCGGTATGCTGATATTCAATGAATTTTCTAACGAGTATTTTCTGGCCGCCTGCCCGCCCTGGCAGCGCAATAACCGGGACGAGTTCACGCCGCGCGCACTGGAGAATAGGGATTTCTTCCAGCTTGCCGCGCACCTTGAAAACCTCGGAATCGACGTGGGCGTGGAGGTGGTAGCGCAGGCATGTTTAGCTGCCGCTGCGGATAACTGGATAAACCCGCCGCGCGATTATTTTGAGCGCCTGAAATGGGATGGTGTACCCCGGCTTGATAGCTGGCTGAATTATTACTTGGGTGCTGAAGACCAACCAGGCGAATATCTGGCGCTTGTCGGCAGCAAGTGGCTTATTGGCGCAGTCGCCAGAGTGTACCGCCCCGGCACGAAATTTGACACGGTGTTGATTTTGGAGGGCGAACAGAATCTGGGAAAATCCACCGTGCTGCGCGAGTTGGCTACGTTCCACGGCGTAGAGTATTTTTTGGATTATGTGGGCGATTTGAATAATAAAGACACGCTGATGGTAATGCAGGGGAAACTGATCGTCGAGATGTCAGAGCTTGCCAGTTTCAAAAAATCCCACAATGAAGAAATCAAGGGGTTTATTTCCCGGCAGGTCGATCAATACCGGGAGCCGTATGGACGTTCCACGGTAAAACGCCCGCGATATTTCGTGCTTGGGGCTACCACGAACGAGATCGAGGAAGGATATTTCACCGATGATACAGGAAACCGCCGGTATTGGCCGGTCAGGTGCCGGAAAATAGACATAGACGGCCTGATTGCCGCACGTGAGCAGTTGTGGGCGGAGGCGGTGAAGCGATACCACGCAGGCGAGCGGATATGGCTGGAGGCTGAAGAATGGAAGCTGGCCAAGGTTGAGCAGCATTCCAGGCGCATAGAGGATGCGTGGCAGGAGCGTATCAGCGATATTTTAACCGGCGAGTGGGAAACCAGCACCGAGAAGATGTGCAAGGCGCTGGAATTAAAGCCGCGCGATATAAATAATGTGGTGAAACGAAGGATTAAAAATTCGTTAAAAGAGCTTGGCTGGTATGAAACGAAACGTGCTGGCGCTGGCCGTATCTGGCGCAGGCCGGGAGAAAAACCGGAAAATCTGGCAACAGCGTTATTTGAGCTTGACACTCTTATTGAATAAGCGTATTAATAATTACATGGAGAAGAAAATGAAGTATATAGACCGTATCAAGGAGGCAATAAAAAGCGAGCCGACGCAGGAAGCGGTGGCGCATAAGATGAGCGTTTCCGCGTCCTACCTGAGTGACGTGCTGAACGGCAAGCGCCCGGTATCGTTGGCAATGGCCATGAAGCTTGAAGAACATTACGGAGTCAACGGCGTTGAGTTGATGAAAGAACAGGTCGAAGCGGAGTTCGAGCGTCATGGATAGCGCCGAGTGGGGTTTTTTAATTGGCATGATCGTAAGTTTATTAATTTTAATGTGGACGTTGTTGTAACAGGGGATTTAGATGATTAGACGAGTTCAGGTAGAGAGTGTTGTGCCGTTGTCCACGCAAGCCGAGGCGTGGAATGAAGTGCGGGCAGCATACGGCGATTATATGTACCACGAATCAGTCGAGCGCGGGTATGATGCGGACGCGGCAGGCCGTGCGCTGAATATATATCGCCGTGAATCTGATGTATATGAGCGCCGCTTTAATGAAAAGTGGAATGCTGAGGACACGCGGTTTAACGCACCGGCACCAGCAGGCCATAACGGTGCGCCGGTGACAGAAGATGAGTTATTTCAGCAGCGTATGGCTGAAGAACATGCGGCATTGCTCGCCGAGGCTGATAAGCTGGCGACTGCGCGCGCGAAATCGTGCGACACTGAAGAATATGCACAGCGCCTGGCAAATTATATCAAGAAGATCAACGGCACGGTGGCATCACTGGAGAAAATACGCGAGAAGGAAAAAGCTCCATCGCTTAAAACCGGCAGAATCATCGACGGGTATTTTAACGCCATAAAAACGGCGCTGAATGAGGCGAAGGAGCGTGCGACTATACCGCTTACGGCATACCAGAAGAAAAAGCGCGATGACGAACTGCGCGCCGCTCAGGTGGCCGCTGATAAGATGCGCGCCGAGGCAGAAGCGCAGAGGGTAGCTGCCGATGCCATGCAGGAAAACATGCGCCCGCATGAGGCCGCTGCGACGTATAAGGCTGCGGACGCTATCGAGAAGCACGCGGCGCACATTGAGAATAAGGCGGTTTCCGGTGCGGTACGCACGGGCGGCGCAACGGCGGTACTCAGTAGCCGGTGGGTGTGCGATGGCTACGACATACACACGCTGGACATCGAAACGCTGCGGCACTGTTTTACGCCTGAAGCCGTGAATAAGGCTATTTCAGCGTTCATTAATTCAGGTGGCCGCACGCTAAAGGGTGCGAAAATAATTGAACAAACGAAAGGGTCTGTACGGTGAGTTTTTGTGAAATCTGTTGTCAGGCGAGTTGTGGAGGTCATGTGAAAGAATCAGACATTAATTCCGTGAAAAGCATCGAAGCCGTGTTGCTCGATGCGCGGGCGAAGCTGGACGAGATCGAAACCGGAAACAAAACGGCGCTGATGTGGGCGAAAGACTGCATCTCCGAGGCGGTTTCGCAGTTGGGACAGGCGCGGTTATGAGAAACCCTGATATGACGCCGTTTAAGCAGTGGCTTGGTGTATTGGAACGCACGCCGTCGATCATCCCGAAATCATACGGTGAGGCTGCACAGCCGGTAGAGCGATTGCTTGAACACTGCAACGAATTTATAAATACATGCGCTTACCGTGCGGACGGCCTGCGCGATTCATGGAAAACGCTTCCTGAATTTTTGGCGGATAATGGCGGCGACTGTGAAGATTTTGCGATAGCTAAATATTTTTACCTGAGCGCCGAGGGCGTTGCGGACGAACGCATGGATATTATCGTGCTGCCGCGCAGAATAGATCGGGTTATCCACTCCGTGCTGCGTGTCGATGGTTGGTATCTGGATATTTACGACAACGCCCTGCACACATGGGAAGAATTTAAATCCAGGTATGCCGTGAATAGTGGCATGGGTTACGGCATAAACAGAAATGGATGGGTTAGAATTTAAAAGGAGGTAATTACTGTGGCGAAAACGAAAGGAAAGCCCTGCAAACCAGGCAAAGGCGGCTGATAGTCAACACGGTACGCCGTCCACCGTGGGAATAAAGGACGGCACATTAACAGCGCGATGCGCGGAAGGAGTGGGGTATGGGGTACAGCACAGATTTTAAAGGCGAATTGAAATTTACCAAACCGATAACAACGGAAGCGCTTGCGTATCTGAACGGCTTTCTTGGTCAAGACAGGCGCGATATAGGACTTGATGGTGACGGCTTGTATAGCAAGGGCTATGGCCAATACTGGTATCATATCGACTATGAATTGCTGCCGGATTTTTCAGGCATAAAATGGAACGGTACAGAGAAATCCAGTGACATGGAGCATGTCGCTAATTTCCTGATTGATACCATGCGCGAGAAATATCCTGATTTTGGCCTCACCGGAAAGATGCTCGCGCAAGGCGAAGATATTGATGACCGATGGGAGCTTGTAATCAAAGATGGCCGCGCTGTGAAGGTAGATGTTAGACCGGTAGGCGAAGCCGTTATCTGCCCTCATTGCGAAGGCAAGGTATATGTGTCTGAGGCGCAATAACATGAAATACCACACAGCAGACGGCCACGAGATTGTGCGCGATGGGGTTTATAAGGATGCGGAAGGAAGGAAATTCATTTGTCTAGGTCTGATAAACTGCATATTCCCCATTATCGGATATTACCCCGGCGACGATGCCAGCGAAGATAGGCCGGATTCTATTTCGCCAAGCAGCCTCACCCTCTGGCGCGAACCCGCCGAACAGGTGGAGGTGTGGGAGGTGTTATGGGAGTCTGAGCATGGAGGCATATACATCAATGCCTTTAATGGCGAGATGGCCGCCAGAGAGTTTGCGCCGGGATATGATAAGGGGCGCATCCTCACCATCCGGCTCAAAGAAATTATAACCGTAGGGGGCGTGTGATGGAGTTTGTAGAACTGGTGCGCCAAATGCGTGAAGCGCAAAGGCAATACTTCAAGACACGCCACACCGACGCATTGAACAGATCGAAGGATTTGGAAAGGCGTGTGGATATGTGGATTAAGGAACAACAGAATAATCAGGGTAACTTACTATGACCAATAACCTCCTCCCCTTCGACCCGAAGCTGGCGAAATCATGGGCTAACCCGGATGGGTTGGATGTTTTTCATGAAAACGCCATGAATCCTGGTGACGCGCCAATTACCTTTATTGGGATGCGTAGCATACTTAGGGGGTATGTTGTTTACATGAGGTATGGAAGCTCTGAGTTACATAAATGCAATTCAACCAACCTCCGCCTCCGCCCGCGCATGGTGAAGAAGATGGTGTATTTATTTCCAGAGGGATTCTGGCGCTTTGACCCTGACGATAAAATGCAAAGCATAGCTGATGTAATACCCGTTGAAATCGACGTGCAGGAGGGGTGATGAGTCTATACACGCTGGAAACAGAAGAAGAAAAGGCAGTTCAAGCGATATTCGATAAGCTGCCGAGCGACGAGGTTACTAAAAAATTACGCTCTGCCCTGGAAGATGTAACGCAAACCGTATGCGATTCATTGCTGGACTATATGCACGATTCTTATCGCTGCCAATTCGATGAAATCATATTGCGCCAAGCGAGAAAGATAGTGGAAGCGCTCTTGCGTGGCGAAAATCTTGACGCATTTGGATTAAAAGCTCGCACGTTCTTGAATAAGGACGAGTTGTACGCATATGACGGCGCTAAAGTGCGTGAATCACTTGTGAGAGATTTTGCATCTGAAATTCAGACCGCTGAAATAATCGAGCTGAGGAAAGAAAATGAATCGCTAAAGCAATCCATAAAAATTTACAGAGACAGGTATTAACATGACCCCCCTAGACACCGTGATTGCTGCTTTGGAGACATATGTTGACCATTGGGAAACCTATGACGAATGCGGGTTTTTGACTAAACGCGACGAAAAAGTGGCACGAGAAGCCCTCACGCTCGCCAAAAGCATGGGCGGCGGGTGGTTGCCGATAGCGGAAGCGCCCTTTAATGAGCCGGTATTGCTGTTTGGATGTAGTGGGTTGCCCCAAAACATGGGTGTTGCTATCTGCTGGGAAGATGACCCAGATAATAAATATTTTGAAGGTGGAAAGCACTGGTGTATTGATGACGGTAAGGAAACCCACGGCCTTCGCGGCTCTTACCCAACCCACTTCCAACCACTCCCACAGCCACCGGAGGGCGTATGAGCGATTTATTGCCGTGCCCCTTTTGCGGAGCAAAGGCGAATGCTTCCGCTAGATTTGGCGCAGGAAAGGCATGGTGCATATCCTGCGATGTTTCAACGGCAATGTTTCCAACAATAGCTGGTGCTGTAAATAGTTGGAACAGGCGCACCGCTGATACCGATGCGTCCATGTACCGCGCCCTCCTATCCCGCCTCGGCCAGCCAGCCGTGGATGCGCTGATGAGCGGTAGCGCGGGGGTTTATCATGTGTGGGAAGTGACTGTTGATGGCATTACCGAAACAATGCGGGGCAAAGAGCGCCTCGACAAACCGCAAGAGCAGAAGGAGGCGGGGCGGTGAGTGTACTTAGCATTGTTCCCATAGATTTTGCAGAGGCGAATGAATTTGTGCGCTTGCACCATCGCCACCATAAGCCATGCGTGGGGCATAAATTCTCTATCGGCGTAACCGATGGTGAGAAAATCAGAGGTGTTGCCATTGTTGGCAGGCCGGTTGCAAGGATGCTGCAAGACGGCTGGACGCTGGAAGTAAACCGCTGTTGCACGGATGGCGTTAAAAACGCCTGTTCCATGCTGTATGGCGCAGCGTGGAGAGCGGCGAAGGCATTGGGGTACAGGCGGCTGATTACATACACGCTTCCAGAGGAAGGTGGCATTTCACTTCGTGCATCAGGCTGGAAGCTGGTGGGCAAGCGCGGGGGCGGCAGTTGGAATGTTCCCAGTCGCCCGCGTGTTGATAAACACCCTACACAACAGAAATTACTATGGGAGGCGCATACATGACCACACGCGACAAAATCATACGGGCGGCTGATATTGAAAAACGATGGGAAGAATGTCCAGGCGTTAAAGCGGTTGCCAATGCTCGACAGATACAGGCGCAGCGTCTGCTTAGAGGCATTGTTAAACAGGCCGCGCTCGACGCGCCAGAAAGCGAGATTGAGAAAAGGGATGCAGACGTTTTGGAGCATGGGCAGGGATTCATGAAGGACGGCAAGCATGTTCCGCTTCATAAAATCTACAAAGAGCCAGAAAGCGAGGGGTGATGCTGGTTACTGGTGATATGGTTTTAATAACAGAAGCCAAAACTCCTATGGTTCACCCGTGGTCAGGGCATATTGGAGAACTGATTGAATTTACCACATACGGTCTTGGTTGGAAGGGCTGGAAGGTGAAATTGCAAAACGGGCAAGAGTGCTTTGCTAATGCGGCATGTTTAAAAAGGATAGGTAAATGACCGACAGACAAACGCAGGCCGTGGCGGAGGCGATATATAAAGCTCGGATGGGGAGTGAGCTTACATTCGCGCCAAACAATTATATCGTGAAAGCATATATTCAAGTCGCAGAGGCCGCAATCACCGCCAGCGATGCCAAGTATATCAAGGGGCTGGTGGAGGCGTTGACTGCACTGGTAAGCGCGAAGGAAATGAAGGAAATAGGGGCGCAGGAATATCCCGCCACCAAAGCTAGGGCGTGGGAACTGGCGCGAAATGCCCTCGCCGCCTTGCCGGAGGACATACGCAATGGATAACCCGCAGTCCGACGCATACCTGACAGCGGGCAAGGACGCGCTCAAGGCGATATTGCATCCCGCAGAGGCGTTCGCGTGGTGCGTGGTTAGTGTCGGCAGGATGATGGCGAGTGTGGAATTTAATCATAAGAAAGGAAAGCAAAGATGAAAATATCAGTGAAACAGACCATAGAGGCAAAATACTTAGATTTAGATGTAGCAGTTAGATACGACGAGGAAGATATGCCAAACGATGCTCCATTGCGTGACGGTAAGGCATGGAAGGCATTAATCAACCTTGATGAGCGCCGCATTGAAAGCTGGCCGCAGGGCAAAACCCTATCCTTCCATGATATGAAGGTATGCGATGAGGGTATCTATATCCTGCTTGATGCCGACAAAAAAGAGATTACGCGCATTGAAGGCTATGTCCCAAACAAGCTGCTTCCCGGCGAGTTCGGTGACTACTTGGATATGGATATTGATGAAAACGGGATAATTACCAACTGGCTATCCGGCGCTTCGCTTGAGGATTTTGAAAAACATGCTGAATGATGCACCAGAAACACCAGAATTAGGCGCTATGCCAGAGTATATTTTGGCGTATATCGCCCCTATGCAATGCGGCGAAAAAGAGCGCCGTGAATTACTGAGAAGGCAACGGCTCGGTATAGCAACAGGCGAGCGGCTTAACAAATAACCAAACCCCCAGCCACGGGGCGCGTGGCAATTAACGAAGGAGTATTACTATGGGTATTTTAACCACTGAACAGATTGCGAAAGTGACACACGAAGCGAACCGTGCTTACTGTGAATCCATTGGAGATAACAGCCAGCCAGCATGGGAAAGCGCACCTGACTGGCAAAAGGACAGCGCACGTAAGGGCGTGGAGTTTAATCTTGCAAATCCTGATGCCCCTGCGTCGGCAAGTCATGATTCATGGCTTAAAGAAAAGACCGAAACAGGCTGGAAATATGGCGAGGTCAAAGACCCCGAAAAGAAAGAGCATCCGTGCTTTGTTCCGTACGAGCAATTGCCGAAAGAACAGCAACGCAAAGACGCGCTATTTAAGGCCGTTGTCGCGGCATTGGCAGCATAACAACATGGGGTGTGCGGGCGTACCGGTAAGTACGCTGATTTATGCGCGAGGCATAAATTAATTGTGGTGACAATCAAGCCGGTGGAAACCCGGCCACACCCGCCAATATTCCCGAACGGTAATTTTTATGACTGATAAACCAATGACCACACCGACCATGCCCATTATAGCAAAAACGCGTGAAATGCACGCTGCCGGGTTTAACGATGCACGTATAGCCAGCGCATTGCAATTTTCTAAAGACACCATACAGGCAAAACGCACCGCCCTTGGGTTGCCATCTAATATCAGGGCGGTAGGGGCATTGACCGCTGCCAGCGAGCGTGCCGCGATTGTTGTTCATATACCGCCGCCCTTGCGTGTAGACCGTGACAAGGCACTTAAAGACCACTTTGCTGAACGTATATACATCAACGGCGAGTATCGCTTGGACGGGCGCTTAATTACGCAAACCGCCGCAATCATCGCCATGCAAAAAGAGCGTATTGACCAACGCAGGCCAACGGTGAGGTTTTACGTATGACAGCGCAGATATTGGCATTTCCGATACGAAACGAAAACGAACGCATAATGGTGGTCGCCAGCGTAGCCATTGGCATGCACTGCACCACGACACAGGCAGCGTATCGGTTTATCAGGGATTTGTGGCTGGACGGGATGATAAGCAGGGAAATCGCCGCCGCACTATTCTTGCGCCACGATATACCCGTTAAATGGCATGACAAACCGGAGGGGGCGGCGTGAGCTATAAACGCAAGGAAATCATAGGCGAGTGCGTTGAGGTGACGGGCTTAAGTCATCCTCTCAGCCCTCATATGACAAGACTGGCAAAGCCCTATCAGGTTTTCCCGATTGTTGGCAGCGGCATGGCTATCAAAGTGACGAAATGGTGTAATGTGATGGACTGGAAGCGACTTTCCGACATGTTTTCTGCAATGTCCGCAACAACCATCCTGTTCGCCAACAACTTGTTCCCGCGCCTCAAGCCACCCTTTCCCGCGATAGGTGGTTATACCCCCAACGTAACAAGGGGATTTTTCAGACACAAACACACCGGAATGTTCAAAGCACCTCCGAGAACAGAATTTAGCCAGCCCATTTTGGCGAATGAGCCACGGCTTTTGTGTGAACGACCCCTTGCAATGCTGGCATGTTCGCTCAACACCATTCTTCCAATTATGGCTTTTGTCACCAGTAAGCCCTTTAGGGAAGGCATTAGCCGGACGCTTCCCTGCGCGGAATCTATTGCCGATAAGGTGAGGCTTGTCCCCTACGTTGAGAAATTTTCTAGCCAGAAATCGCCCCTTGCACTCAGAAGAGCAAAAGCGGGATTTTTGGGCGCGGTATGGCTTGACCTTGTAGGTCGCGTTACATTCTTGGCAAATGAGATTTATCAACATATTTCATATATAACATACTATTGCTCAATGTCAATGGGCAGCGGCACAACCCTTGTAGCTTGCGCCAGAATGGGCAGGAAGGGAATCGGCATAGAGCTAGAGCCTAAATACTTCGACATCGCCTGTAAACGGGTCGAGGAAGCCTATAAGCAGGGCAGCCTGTTTATACCAGCGCCAAAACCAGAGCAAACCGAGCTTATACTATCAGCCCCTGCGCCTCATCCTCAGACCTGACAACACCAGCGATGCCGCCAGAGCGGCGCACCTGAGTAATAAAATTTTCTTGATCGGCATTCGCACGTCCCGTGGCGGTTTTTACTTCCAGGGCAGTGAAAACAGCTATTTGCCGCCCCACGTCCGCCTGAGTCACCGTGTAGGGATGCCAGCCGATGAGGTCAGACGAGCCGGGACATAACCCCATGCGTATCTTACGCGGGTTTATCAGCGTAAGGTCACCGTTCGCGTGGTGCCGTTCTATGCCCTGCCACGCCCACCCGGTGTTCTGCCGAAATAGGCGCGTGCCGAGCTTACTGAGGTGCTTCATGATGCGGTTTGATATATTCGTTTCAGCGATTGCCATTTTATTTCCTCGGTGTATTAACCGCCTTCGTTAAAAATGCGTCAAAACTGAGGGGCTTCGCGTAAACCCCTGACCGTGACACCTGAGCGGCGCGCATAGTAAACTGTTTCGCAGCCCATTGCTCTGCCTTACCTGGCGGCATACCGGATTTATATGCCTTCTCTATCAATTCTTCCAGCGGCAACTCTAATTGTACGGTGTGGCGCGTGGGGTTTTCAGCCCTCATTTTATCAACGGCTTCCCGCGTCATTTCCTTTAGGGAGCCGTCCACCTCGTCCAGTATGCGCGATTTCACCTCATAAACGTGATGACACTCAGGACATTCCTTGATGTGTGGCGCGTGGCAGGAAAAGCACATCGGGCAGCGGCGCATAGCTTCCAGCGTTTCTTCTTCGCCACGCTTCTTTTTAATCCTGCCTTTCAGTGACCACTCACGCGGCGAGTCTGGCAGGCCGTGGCGCATGATGTTTCCAGCGTGATCGAGAAAGATTGCTGGCTCAGATTTCGGCCTCAATCCCCTGCCGAGCTGTTGCAGGTGCAGGCTCAGACTCAGTGTAGGCCGTCCCTGAATCACGCACTCAATCGGCACATCACGCCCTGCGATGGCCGAGAGGTCAAAGCCCTCACCGAATAGATCGACGTTGAATATAACCGGCGTCACACCGCTGGCAAAATCCATGATATGCGCCCTGCGCTGTTCTGGCGGGGTGTTTGCGTCAACGTGCGCCGCTGGTATGCCGTTTACGTTAAATTCATCCACCAGCGCCTTGCTGTGTTTGATAGAGGCGGCAAAGCCTATGGTGCGTTTTCCGAGCGCCTTTTGTTTCCACTGCCCCACGAAATCGGAAATGATAGCCCGGCGCATCATGACTTCTTCGACTTCATCCTGCACGAAATCGCCTGACCGCTCGTGAATTTCTGACATATCAGGGTTTGCCGGGCAGAATGCGCGGTATTTACTCAGAAAACCGTGTTCAATGAGCCATTCGACATCCACGCCCTGCACCATGTGATCGAAAAAGTCAGATAATCCCTCACCTGATAATCTCCACGGGGTAGCGGTCAGTCCGACAATGCGGGTGCCGCCTGCCCGCGCCCACTTCACGATTTTAGCCCAGCCCGCCGCACTGGTGTGATGGCAATTGTGTACCAGTACACCGTTTGCGAAGTAGTTATGATTTTTTTCTACTTCGACATTGTAGACAAAACCGTCTGGACACAAGCCTCCAAATTTTCCGTCACCTGTTTGTTTGTGAACCTCAACACTTTCCACCCAACATTGTTTAAAAATATTTCCTTGCGCCTGTCCTGTTTCTGTCTTTCCAGTGAACAGTGAGAAAAGCCATCCACTTCTATTGCCATTTTTAAATGATGGTTCGCTATATCCAGCTTGTAATGAGTTGGCCGATAGCCGCCACCGGTTGTTAAAATATATTCCATCGGCCAGCCAAGCGCAGATGCCAATAACTGCTGTGCGACACTTGGCGGCTTTCCGTTTCCACCGCGAACCGTCGGCTTCCATTGCATTGTGCGTAGCGTCGTTGAAACCTTTGCTCGTACATCCTCGCGCTTCATTGGATTGTTTTTCTTCATGCGCGCGCTGGCATGGGTTTTGTTGGTTTTTGCCATTGTTTCCGACGATAAGCGCCGACAGAATGTTTTTGAACATTCCCTTGAGCAGAACACACCCAGACCGGCTTTCAGTCTGTCCCGATGGTATTTTGTTACTATCGGAGTATCCCTTGCACACTCCTTGCAATTTGCTGCGTTCATTTATTCGCCTTTCTGTGATGCAATACACCATGCTTCCGCTATCAAGGCTTACCGCTGGAATATAGTTTTGTCCATTAAAAAATGGGTGGTTTGGCGTACAGGTTATTTTTTTGCCATTTGAAAGTGTAATGGTTACAAGGTTTTTTGGGATATTTTTGTATAGGCGCATTATGCGTCTTTTTTCAACGCGCTGGCGGTCATGATTGTATGAGCTTACATAATCTCCGATACGGAGAGTTTCTATCGGCGTGCCATCAATAAGTGTACCTGCCGGGAAGCATTCGTCAACTATCAATAACTTAGGCGGTTTTATTTTTTCCAGCCGGTTGCCGAGCGTTCCCACGGTGGCAATACGCACGCGCATACGGGGGTTATAGTGATTTCCGGCTGCAATGAATGTATGCGGGATGCCTGATTTCTCGAATGTCTTGCTTGTCTGGGTGAGTAATTCCCGGCGATGCACCATGAATATAACTTCAAAGCCCTTGCTGTGCGATGTGCCAACCATGTAGGCAGCCATGACCGTTTTACCCGCGCCGGTTGGCGAGCGCATCAATACAGACTGATGCACGCGCAGCGCCTCACGCATTTCGTTAATAAGGGTTTTCTGATCGTCACGTAATTTAAATTCACTACTCACGATGCGCCCCGCAATACCACAGGCCAAGGCGGGTTTTCGCCTGCGTTTTATCCCCTGCCGCCAGCGATGCCAGTGCGCCGCTGAAATTAACTTCCTTGCCGAAATAGGCGGCCTCTCCGCACGTTTCGCATATATGCAGCATTACGAGGGTGCCGGATTTCGATATACGTTTAAGGCTTGCTGGCACTAAATAAGACCTTCCCGCGTGACATTTTGCGTATAATTTCCCCCACGTCAGCACCAGGCATACCGCCGTTTTCCCACGATGCAACATTGCTCTGCGTCACCAGCCTATCAAGCTTTTTACTAAGCGAGTTCGCCAGATGCGCCTGTGACCATCCCTTTGATTTTCGCCATTCTGCCAACATCATAAAATTAACCTCTTATGTGAATTTAGCACTATTATAATAACAAAAATATTATTTACGCAACGGCTAAATAAAATAACAAAATATTGTTGACATGCAGGCCGTGGCGGGCTAGCCTGACTCCATGATTTTAACAGACCAATCAGAGATAGATTATCACTCGCATTCGGCGCTTAGCCGCTCGCGCCTTTGGACTCTGGCGAGCCGGACGCCGCAACATGCGAGGCACGCACCAGCGAAGAAATCAAAGGCGATGGACTTAGGCAAAGCGATGCACATTGCCGTACTGGAGCCGCACCGGTTGGATGATATGGTAATGAAAGGCGGTGAAGATCGCCGGGGCAATCAGTGGAAAGACCTTGTATATTACTGTAACGCATACGGAAAAATCCCGCTGACGGAATCGGATTACGGCAAGGTATTTTATATGCGCGATGCAGCGCAGGCGCTGCCTGTATTAAAGCGCCTGACGGATGGGAAGCAGCTTGTGGAACATTCGGGGTACTGGATAGACGAGGAAACGGGCATAGAGTGCCGATGCAGGCCGGATATATATCATCCTGGCTTGCGTATCGCCGCCGACCTGAAAACGACACTGAACGCCTCACCGGAATCGTTCATGCGTTCGATTGAGGAATATGGCTATCACGTGCAGGAGCCGTTTTATAGCGAAGGCTGGCACTATGCGGGGGGTGGGGCGGTGGACGGTTTTTTATTCATCGCCATTGAAACCGATTTCCCGCACGTCACGGCGTGTTACGAGCTTTTACCTGAAGCCGTTGCCGAGGGGGAAGCGGTCATGCACAAGGCGCTCAGGACGTGGAAAACCTGCATGGACACGAATATATGGCCGGGGTATGGTGATGGAATAATGCAAATTGACATACCGCGCCGGGCATACCGGGAAACTTTAACTTAAACAGGAGAAAGACTATGAACGACACACCAGAAGGCGGAAGAGTTAGCAAGGGGCAATTGATGCTTCAGCGCAAGCAGGAGATTGCGAACTCAATGCAGGAATTTCAGCGAACGCTCCCGGCATCCATACCGGCGGAAAAGTTCGTGCGTACCGTGCAGACGGCGATTCAGCTAAATCCCGATATTGCCTATGCCACCCGTGATTCAGTGATTAATGCTTGTATGAAGGCCGCTGCCGATGGCCTGATTCTTGACGGACGCGAGGCGGTGCTGAATATCTATAACAGCAAGGTGAAAACCGCGAGCGGCGGTGAGGAATGGCAGAAAACCGCTGTATATATCCCGATGGTTACCGGGATTTTCAAGCGCATCCGCAATTCTGGCGAGGTGTCACTGGTTAATGCGTTCATCGTGCATAAGAACGACATATTCAAGCGCACCCTTGGGCTGGAGATGACTCTGACGCATGAGCCGAACGACGAAAACCCCGGCGAGGCAGTGGGAGTATATGCCGTATGCCGCTACAAGGACGGAACGGTGGATTATGAATATATGTCAAAACAACAGGTTTTGCGTATCGGCGATAAGACGAAAAACAAAGACCAATACAGCCCAGAAAAGGGGCAGTCATACGAAGAATGGTGGAGAAAAACCGCTGTGCGCCGCCTGAGCAAGCGCCTGCCGATGGATTCAGATATACGCAACGTGATACAGCGCATTGATGAGTTGCAGGAGCCGATCTCAGACCCTGAAACGGGTGAGGTGTTTAAAGAAACACCCGCGCCGAAGAAGCGTGCGCCATATAAGAGGCGTGCTGCGGCTACCGAGGCATTGCAGGAAGAACCCGCCTCAGAGGTCATTGAAAACGATGAGCCGAGCGTTTCCGATGCTGACGTTGAGGATGTAATTTAACTTTATGGTGTCCTGCCGGTGTGCGGACTGGCAGGACACCGCCAGGGGGATTTATGAGGTGTGATTTAATGCGAATGTTCTCAGTTATTTTAATAGCTGTTATCGGCGAAATATCGATAATCGCTGGCGGGGTAATCGCCGGGATGTGGGCATGGGATTATTTTAAGGCGTTATTATACTTGACGTACCCTTGCGGGAGATTATAAATGTCTCTTAAGCAAATGCGCCTCGCCCTAAGTATATCTGGCGTTCCTCTGGAAGGAAATAAGCTAGTGCGTATAGTGTATATGGATGAATCCGGCACGGGGAAAGAGGACACACATTTAGTTGTTTGCGGTGCCATAGTTCATGGCGATACCTTATTCGGCCCCGTTGAAGATTATCTTCAGTCTTTGATTGATAAGCATATTCCCGCCGATAAAAAGGAAGGCTTCTACTTTCACGCATCAGAAATTTATAGCGGTAGCAGAAAAGGAAAAAGCGCCAGTATTTTTGCTGATAGGCAAGAATGGCCCGCTGAAAGGCGATGGGCCATATTGGATGATATGGTGGCAATACCAAAAGACTTTAATATACCTATTTGTGTTGCGTGGATTGAAAAATCAGAATTTCTAACAAAGATTAAAAATGCGCCTCCCGAAAAAAAATTAGACGTTGAAGGTTCAAAAGCAGTCCACGCTTGTGGAATTGCTGTTTGCGAACTTATAGTTGAAAAATGGATGAGAGAGAACACAACAGACGAATTTGCAATGATAACTATGGAAAACAATGATGAGGTAAGACAGTTAGCAAAGAGTACGCATCTATATTTAAAAAATATAGAAGATTTATCGGACTATGGTGAGATTAGCGCCAAAATTCTCCCGTTCGTTAAGATACGAGATGGTCTACAGTTTGCAAATAAATCGGAATCAAGATTCCTGCAAATCGCTGATGTTTGTGCATGGGCTTGTCGCCGCGCTTTGAATCACGCCGAAAACGCAGACCGCTTTATAACTCCTCTTCTCCCGCAGATTTTTGAGGGGAAGGAGGCTTAGATGCGGGCGGCACAATTCTCTCAAAGGCGCGTTCAAATAGCTTATCTGCCTCGGTGGGGTTTAGTTCGCCAGCGTCGGTTAGTTCGCGCACAGTATTGCGGAACTTCTTCGACTGCTCCCTCTGGGTCAATTCGTCCTTTTTCTTCGGCATCGCGCTTAGGCTCCAATACCAGTTGTTTGATAGGTCAGGCGCTTACCAACTACGCCTTTCAACAGCGCGTCAGCACGGGTAGCATCGTTAAATCCGGTTGCTTCACGGTTGTTATAACGGAAATCGAACTCCGCAACATAGCGATGCAGATGCTTCTTATCACAATGCTGATACACGCCTTTCATGCCGCGTTTGAAGATAGAAAAGCTACCTTCAATGGTATTGGTGTGAATGTTGCCCCGTCCGTATTCGCCAGTGCCATGAGCAACGAAATCATGCTTATCAAACGAGCGGTCAAGATTCTTGTATTGCCCGGCTTCATCAGTCATCACATGGGCTTCACGCGAAATGTTAGCTTCGAGAATAGGGGTGATGTCAGCGGCTTTCAGGCTATCAACAACCATGCTGCGCTTGCGTCCAGTGCTGCGGTCAACGAGAGACAGAACTTTATGCTTGTGAGCATAGCCGCGGCCTTTCTTGCTGCCTTCTGGCTTTACAGTGCGGTCATTGCCAATAAAGGTTTCATCAACCTCAACAACGCCACCACCTTGACCGAAAGGCGAAAGGTCGCCAGAGCGCATTGCTTCGCGGATACGGTGGGACATAAACCACGCAGTTTTAAGGGTAACGCCAAGAGTGCGGTGAAGCTGATTGCTGGAAATACCTTTTTTGCTTCCTGCGATAAGATAGATAGCTTGCAGCCATATGTGCATAGGAACATGGCTTCCCTCAAAGATAGTGCCGATTTTTACAGTAAACGGCTTGCGGCACTGATAGCACTTGTAAGCGCCTATGCGGGTCGATTTACCGCCCATCTTGCCGATGCGTTCAACACCGCCGCAATGAGGGCAAACACAACCATCAGGCCACACACGGGCTTCGATGAAAGCATAAGCAGATTCTTCGTTATGAAAATGTGGGGCAGAAAGGGTGGAAGTCATGTTTTATTCTCCTAATGAAGAGAATATGCCAGTTTTGTCTGGGTACGTCAAGTATAATAACGCCTATTTTAACGGAGTACAACAATGAGCCAGATTTACAAATACACACTGAAACACGATTCAGATGCGGCGCAGGCTATCGAAATGCCGAGTATGGCTGAAATCGTTGAAGTTCATGCACAGGGTAACACGGTGAATTTCTGGGCTATGGTGAACTCATTAAGCCGGGTGGTTACTCGTAATTTCAGGGTGTACGCCACGGGCGTGAATATCAGCGACGATGTTAAATACATCGGCTCCGCGCACCTCGCCTGTGGATTAGTGTTTCATGTGACGGAGGTTAATTGAGGTGAAACTCGTTTACGTATATTGCGCCACGAAATTCATTGATCGAGGGGACGCCAGAAGGAAGGCTAAAATATTCCTCAGAAAACGCATGAAGCAATACAAGGGGAAAAACGCAACGTTTGAAGAAGCGTGGGTTGAGGGCATTACTTACATGAGGATAAAATTCACCACCAAGGAGAAATATTATAATGCCGCTATGGAGCGGGATATACCACTGGCCGGTATTCCTCTGCCCGGTGATACTGCCACACGGCGCAGGATGCGTCAATGTCCTGTGGCTGGGCGCAGGCGGTGAGTAGGAGGTAAATAAGGTATTTTTTTATTTTTGACATTTAATGCGCGAAGCCATACAGTTGTTTATCCCAATTTTGCGGTTGGGATTGTGAAAGCGTTTGGTAGGCTATAGAAGCCCCGCACTGGTTGCACAGTTGTGGGGCTTCTGCTTTCTGGCTATGCGCCAAGTATCTCAGCTTCTTTGCCATCAATCAGGCTTTCAAGCGCCATCAGGTCTGCATCCGTCAGGGTGTTGGTGTCTAGCTTGTGTTTCAATTCGCGCCACTTGGCGATGATTTCCGGCGCTGCTTTGATAGCAGCCAGAATCACAGGCACAAAGTTAATGATTAGATCGACTCGCTTATCACTGGACATTACGCGCCTCCGTTATTTTGGCCTGTAGTTTATCTATGGCGACTTCAAGCCCTGCTATGGCAAGGTTTATGTAGGCTTCGCCTTCCGTGCCCGTAAGGACGGTTTTAAGCTGTTCGTGGACTTTGTCTGCCTCGCGCACGGCTTCCTGTATGTCAGGCTTGTATGCGCCGCATGGTAAGCCTTCGCATTCTTTGATGGTCGCTAATGCGAGTGTCAGGATGGTGTCATAGGACACGCCAATAGCGTATCGCTTTTCTTGCACGGTGTCCGGCGTAGCAGTGCCACACCCGGCAAGCAGTATGCTACTTATTAGCGTCAGCGCGAAGTTTTTCAGCATATTTCCCCTCTATCTGTTTGGTTGTAGCCATACGCCCACGCATGGCCTTATATGCCAGCCACATAGTGGCCAGCGCCGGTATCATAGTAATGCCAGCTTCCAGCATGGCCTTGATAAATGCGATGTCAAACACCACGCCAGTGAATACCGTCACCAGCGTAAGCGCAGATAGAATAAAGCTGGTTAGCGCGGCTTTGAAGGTACTGGATTGCAGCGCCTTAATAGTGTCGTTTTCGTCCATAATTAGCCTTTCATGTGTTGCATAATTTGCAACAGTTCAACTACCGAGGATTTCGCGGTAGTTCATTTCGTTTGGTATAATGCCGATTCTTTCAGGCGGCGGGTAATAATCCCCTTGCTCTCCTTGCCGCCTGCGTATTTCCAGCGCTGGAATTGTTCCGGCGCTTTGTGGTGCTGCCCGGTGTTTATCATCTGTAACAAAGTGGATTTCCTGAACGCTTCCGCGCCAAGGTTGAATACAAAGCTCACCAGCGCGTCAAATTGATTCTGGGTTAGGGGCACATCCACCAGCCGATTAACCGCGCTTTCAGCGTCCGCAAGGTCAGCAATCAGGAGTTTTTCACCCTGCTCTTTGGTGATGGGTGGCGTGTGGCGGGTTATGCCCTTTGTGCTGCCGTAGCCAATCGTATATATACCAGCGGTATCTAGGTAAACTTTATCGGAATACCCCTCAAATCCCTTGATAAGGTCGATGCCGGTTTGGGAGATGTTCACCGGCTATCACGCTCCCG